GTTCACGGCCAGCGCGTCCAGCACCTCCTCGGCCACGGTGTCGATGGCGGTGTAGATTTGGCTTGCGTCGATGTAGTCCATTGTTTTCCGGTGCAGCTCCAGCATCGCCAGTGACAGCGCCTTGACCCATGCCTGCTCCGCAAGGACGCGCGGCAGGCCGTCCGCGATCTGCGCGTCTTTCAGCCCTTTAATCATCCTCCAGCCCTCCATAGGTGACGGTGGCCCCCGTGCATTTCGGCAGCTCCGTTGCTTCGATCACGGTATCCGCCGGTGCTGTCAGCGTTACCCGCTTTGCCCCCGCTTCCCGCAGCCGGGCGATCAGCTCCGTTGGGTTGATGTCCCGCCCCAGCTTTCTTTGCCATGTCTGGAAGTCCGCCACCGCCGCCGCGATGCGGCTTTGTATCTCACTCACGCTTCGCTGGTCGCTTTCCGCGATCCAGTATTTCACGGTGATGGCGTATTCCACCTCGTCCGGGGCCAGCGCCGTCACCTTGTCGCACAGCGGGCGGATGGTCTCGTCGTCCAGATAGGCCGCCATGGCCGTCAGCTCCGTGCTGTTGGGGACGCGCAATCCGTTTTCGTCCTCGATCACGAAGTAGATATTTACCTCGTCCGGCAACGGACTGACGATGCGCACGTCGGCTACATCACCTCGCCACTCCCGCGCGTAGTATTCATAGGCATCGCGCGGCCCAGCGCAGCTATACACGCTGGGGGCGAGGTAGATGCGCCGTGTCAGGCTGTCGTCGTCCTCTGCGTCCAGTCCGCCGGTGCTTGGCGTGGTGTTGCTCACGCTGGCAACATAGGCGATTGGGTCAACCAGTATCTTGATGCCGCCGGACAGAATGCCGTTGCTATCCGCTCCGGCCTCCTCCGCCTGCACCACCACGTCGGTGTAGGTCTCTCCCGCCGCTATCTCGCCGTATTCCACGGTGTTGAAGTATTTCCCGTCCTCGCTCTTGACCCGCGTTCCCGTCGGAATGGCCGTCGCGCCGCTTTGCGCTTCCGAAAGCGTAAAGCGCACCGTCGCCGTGGCTCGGTTTGCCTCCTTGCGCGTCAGCCCCACAAGAGCGGCCAGCGCATCCAGCGCGTCTCCGGTACTGGTTTTCAGCATTTCCATCCGTCCCTTTGCGTCGGCGTACTGCATCGTCTGATACTCCATCGCGCAAAAGGCTTTCATCAGCAGGTTCAGCGGGTCGGCCTCGCCGATCTCCGGTTCCTTTCCTGTGGCCTCCCGGTAATACTTGGTGTACAGCTCGCGGAGCTGTTCTTCCGTCTCCTGCAAAGTCATGCTTTCGATGAAGCTCAGCTCCGGGCAGTTTGCCAATTCAGCGATATTAGACAAGCTCGATCACCACCTTTGGTATCATATTTCCGTCCTGCGATTTTCCCGCAGTCCATTCCACACGGACGACACGCGCCCGTGGCTCATACCGTTCTGTCTTGCGCACATACTCCGCCGCCAGCAGGACTTGCGCATTTTCCTGCGGGCAGTCAATGATCGTCCCGTCGATGCCGAACTCCCGGTCAAGCGCCTGCTCTCCGGCCCTCGTGGCGTAAAGCGCCTGCAAATTGCGGTACACCTCCGCCGCCGTACTGTCGTTCGCGCTCCCCGGCAGTATCTCGATCACCGCGTTTTCCGTTGATAACATGGCTGCCTCCTTACAGGTATTCCTCGATGGTCAGGCTCACCTTGCACTCCACCATCGCGCCGCCGTGCAGCACCGCGCCCCACTCGTCGCTGATGTCCGTGATCTTGAACGGATACGGTGATACCGGCGAGCCGCCCACGATAAACCAGTCCGCCGCGTTGGTCTCCGCCATGCGCTGAAAATGCCGCAGAACGCTTCGCGGGTTTACCCCGTCCTGCGCCCGCAGCAAAAGATCGAACTGGTATTTCCGCAGCTTTGGGGCAATCCACTGGCTCCGCGCCCGTGCGCCTGTCCGGTTGTGGGTCGCCCAATCACTGCCCCCTTGGCCTTTCAGCCCGCTCGGTGTCAGGATGCGCCGATCGCTCACCGCGAACGTCATTCCCATGTAGCTTCCCAATGCCACTTTTCGCCCCTCCTTACTTGTCCGGCTTTCCCACCGCGCCGCTCATGTGCGTGTGGTTTACAAGGCTCACGCCGTTGATGGTGATGTCCCCGCTCGCCGCCGTGGCGTTGATCTCCGGGGCTGTCAGGCTGATCTTGGTTGGGCTTTCGATCTCCACATCCCCAGCCTCCGTTACCTTGACCGTCGCGCCGTTTATGGTGATCTCCGCGTCGCCGCCCTCCACCTCGATCTTTGCGCCTTTTTTCGCGGCAAATGTGTACTTGCCGCCCGCCGTTACACTCAAAGCGCCTGCGGCCTCGATGCTCACAAAGGTTCCGGCCTCGATGCTCACCGTTGTCCCCGCCACGATGCCAACGCCGGTTTTGGCGTTCAGGCTCATGCTGGCGGCGCTGCTCTTGGCTTGAAACTGCCCGCCCGCCACAAGGCTGATTGCGCCTTTCGCCTCGTCGTATATCTCGCCGTTGCAGGTGCGCCCTGTCCGCCGGTTCACATACTGGGTGTAAACGCCGGTGTTCTCGTCGTAGCGCTCATAAGCCAGTCCCTTTCGCTCGGCGTACTCCTTTCGGAACAGACCCTTGTATCCCTCCGCCGGAGTGTTGGTCTTGTTCCACACCGTTCCGGTGGTGGTTCCCGCCGCAGTTCCGTTGCTGTTGTGGCTCACGCTCACCACCTGCCCGATGCTTGGCATCTTGTACTCGCCGTTGCTGATAGCGTTGATCTGGCGGGTCACGCTTTTTCCCCGGTCAAAGTAGGTCACCTCATAGGTTCCCGCCTTATAGTCGATGGCGCTCACACGCCCGGTTCGGTTTGTCCCCGCCATTACTTCTTCGCCTCCTCGCTGGCGATGCAGTAGCTCGCAGGCACCCAGCCCGTCACGTTCTGACCCACTGGCAGCTTTCCGCACCGCGCCGCGCTGTTGGTCACGCGGTATCGCCCGTTGATCAGGATGCCGTCGTACAGCCAGTAGGTGCCGGTTTTGGTCCCCGCCTTGTTCTTCGCCGTGCTGGAAACATACAGCGGAGCCTTGTTCAGCGTGATCGCCTGTCCCGCCTCGCCGCCCGCCGCCGCGCTGGCCGCGCCCGCCGCCGGGCTGGTGGTGGCGTAGGTGCTGTCATAGCTAACGCCGCTGTCCGCCGTCTTTTCGTGATACACGATCTTGCCGCCCACGTCCCACGAATGGAACGCCGGGCCGATGCCGCTGCACTCAAAGTCGGTGGTCAGTCCGCTTTTGGAAATCTTGTGCGTCACCTTGTCCACAAAGTATTTTCCGTTCAGGTTCCCAAAGCCTGTCAGCGCGATGCAGTTTCCTGCGCTTACCCTCCAATCTCCGTCCACACCGAAGCGCAGCTTCACCGTTCCGTGGTTGGCGCTGTTTAGCTCCGCGCAGAGCTGGACGCTGGCATCGTATACGCTGGTAGCCCTCCGGTTCACGCTCTTGGTGTGCGAGCCGCCGCCCACGCTGCACTCGATGTCAATGTCCTTGTCCGCATCCGTGTAATTGAAGTACCCGCCGGTATAGGTGCCGGACAGGGTGGTGGTGTAGCCGAAGCTCCCCGGCCTGATCTGCGAGCGGTCAAAGGTGCGCACAGCCCGCTTTGCCTTGTACTTCTCCCGGTCATATACCCACAGCCGCCGGGCGTACACTTTCAGGATAAGTCCGTAGTTTTTGCACAGGCCGTTGTAGTAGCTGCTGTCCGTGCCGTCCTGCTCGTCGCACTCGATGTCGTAGTCGTCGGCATCGTAGGTGAACGCAAGGCCGTACCGCGCGGCGATCTTTGCGCCGATACGCTTGATGCTGGTGTTCTTCCAGATCACGTCCCGCTCCAGCTCCGAAAAGTCGCTGTCGCTGGGCTTGCTCACGCCGCCTACCTGTAAGGTCGTCGGCGCGTCCGAAAAGCTCACATCGTCCAGCACAAACAGTCCGCACTCCATGATGCTCCGCTGGCCCTGCCGTTCCCAGTTGTAGCCGAGAACACGCGCCCGCAGCGTCGCGCCTTTTTCCGGCATCCAGCCCAGCAGCCATTTCCTGTCCTGCGCGTTGATGGTGATGTCGATGCTGTCGCTGTTGTCCGCCGCGCTGTCGGTGTAGGTCAGGCTCTCGATGTCTCCACCCACCTGCCCGGCAAAGGGATAGCTGTTGTAACGCACATCCAGCGCCAGCCGTCTTGTCTCAATCATAGTTCGCCTCGTATTTCCACGGCGGCATCAGTCCGTCCCGCTCCTCCTCCAGCGCCGGGGTGTTCAGCTCCACCCCGGCGTTGAAGATAAACGTGTCGATCTCCTGCGGATTTGCCGCCATTAGCACATCGGCATGGTACTCGCTGCCGTATACCTCCTTGGCGATCACATCCCATGTGTCGCCGCTCTTGGTTGTGTACATCGCGTTTCCTCCCGTCAGTATGCCGTGCGGGCCTGTCTGCGCTGCATCTGGAGATACCACGCTTCAAACCGTGCCTGCGCCTCGGCCAGAGCCTCCTCCACCATGCTGCGGTCGGCGCTGCCCTGAATGTTGATCACCGGCGCAAAGGTCATGCCGCCTCCGCCGCCGGAGCCGCCACCGTCGATTTCCGCCAGCTCCACCGGCTTCACGCCCAGCATTTGCCCGGCCTTTGCCCAGATGTCCAGATTGTCCCGCCGGGCCGCCCGCTGGAAGCTGATCACCGCCTCCGTTCCGGCCTCGCCCGCGATGCTTGCGCCGTTTGTAAAGCCGCCTTGCGCAAGCATGGGGATTTCCGGGATATTGATGGAGAACGACTTGCCGCCCAGCAGCGGCACCCAGTCCGGGATGGTAATGCCGAGACTGTTGATGCCTGCGATTGCCTTGTTGATCAGGGCGATCACCGCGTTAATGGGGGTCTTGAACAGAGCGCCCAGCGTATTGAAGATGCCCACGAAGATGGATTTCACACCCTCCCACGCCATACGCCAGTTGCCGGAGAACACGCCGGTGATGAAGTTGATCACGCCCTCAAAGATGGTCTTGACCCCGTTGATCGCGCTGCTGATGCCCTCGGCAAAGACACCGATGGCGGCCAGCACCGCCGGAACCACTACCTGACCAATGTGCAGCAGCACCGTGATCACCGTCTGAATGATCGGCATAAGGAACTGAATTGCCTCGCCGATGATCTGCGCCACCGTCATGACCACGGAACCCACGCCGCTGATGATGGATGCGATGGATGGAGCCGCCGCTGTGATGGTTTGCAGAATGACCGGCACCACCGTCTGTGTGATAAAGCCGAATAGGCTTTCGATGATGGGCCGCACCGTCGTCTGCGAAAATGTCACGAGCTGGCCGATCACGCCCATTACCGATTGCAGGATGGTGGTAATGCCTCCAAAAGCTGCGCCCGCGTCCTCGCCGAACAGATTGGTGATGCTCTCCTGCAGCGGTTGCAGCGCCTTTGCCACACCGCCGTCCTCGAACAATCCCAGCAGCGCGTCCTTGAATACCGTAAACTTTTCCAGTCCCGTGTCGCCGAACACCCGCTGTATGATTTTATCCAGCCCGCCAAACTTGTCCGTCAGGATGCTCACCACGGCGATGATGCCGGAGATCACACCCACAATAGGCAGCGCCCCGGACAGCAGACTACCGAGGCCGCCAGCAATAGGGCCGTAGATACTCCCCAGCAGACCGGCCCCGCCGCTGAATATGCTCCCGACAGCTTTCCCGGCACCGGAGTTTGCGATACCGCTTACTACGCCTCCCGCTTTCCCCAGCAAACCGGAAAGGCCCTGCTGGAAGATGCTGCCCTGAATGGTAGCCGCCGCTCCAATGCCCGCGATGCCCTGTCGTAGCGGCATGGTCAACTTACCCAGCGCACCGCCCGCCTTTCCCATAAGGCCGCCCGCAAATTGTCCGGCCCGGCTGTTGGCGAACATCCCGCCGAGATTTCCGAGGGAGGAGCCGATGCCGCCCAGCCATTGCGCGGTCTTGCTGTTTCCGATTGCCCCCCGCAGGACGCTTCCCGCGCTTTGGTAGCCGGACAACAGCCCCGGCGTTCCCGCCGCCGCGCTCAAAAGTCCTGTGGTTCCCTTAATGCCGTTTCCACCGATCAGACTGGAGATTGCCGCCCCCAGCGTCGTGCGGAAGCCGTTGCTTCCCGATGCGCCCCGGAACGCAGAGAAAAGCCCTGCGCCCGCCGCGCCCGCACTCTTGCCGCTCTTGAACAGGCCAGCAAGTCCGCCCTTTCCGCCGGAGAAAATAGCCTCCGCCGCCGGGGCGAACTTCATGCCAACAAACGCCGCCGCCATGCCGCCCAGCACACGCACCACCTGCTCGCCGTTGTTGATCAGGTAGTCAAGCCCCTTTTGGATGTACGGCAGCGCCGTGTCCATAGCGCTCCCCAGCTTCTCCACGCCCCGGCTTGCCAGCGTTCCCAAGCTCTCCGCAAGCTGCGTCAGCTCCGGCATATTCTTTCGGATGCTGTTTAGAAAGTCGATCATGGAGAGATTGAACTGTTTTTTCGCCGGGAGGAACGCATCGCCGATCTCGATTTTCAGCGCCGTCTTGGTGCTTTTCAGCATGGTCTCGATGGCCTCCGGGGTCTGCGATTTGATGTTGAACTCCCGCTCCATGCTTCCCGTGTACAGGCTTGGGTCGCTCACCATTTCCAGCGCCTTTCGGTACACATCGAGATTGTTGACGATCTTCGCGCCGCCCTCAATGGCCCATTGGCCGAACAGGGTGGATAGCGCCGCTACCTGTCGCTCCTGCGGCAGATCGTTGATGGCCTTGAAGATGGTATCCAGCGTTCCCACGCTGTCCTCCTGCATGGCCTTGGCGACCCACTCCGCGCTCATGCCCATCTCCTCGAACTGTTCTTTCTGGGCTTTCGTCGCACTTGCGCCCTTGCTCAAATTCACGATCATGCGCTTGATGCTGGTGCCGACGCGATCAGTCGATACGCCTGTTGCCAGCATGGCATCCGCCAACGCCGCCGTTGTGGCCGCGCTTACGCCGCCCACTTGGCCGAGGCTCGCCGCAGAATTGACCGCCTCCGCGATTTCCGCCGCCGTGGTCGCGCTGTTTGCGCCCAGATAGTTGATCTGGTCAAAGAGCACCATGACCTCCTCGTGGGTCATTTTCAGCGATTGCTCCCACTTGGCGGCCCAGTTGCCCGCCTGATCGGCGCTGATGTCCATGGCCGCGCCGGTCATGGCGATGTCCCGCAGGAAACCGGTAACATTGCCGGAGCTGTCGATCTTGATCAAGTCCTCCATAGACTTGCCGGATTGGCCCGCCGCAGCGGCGAGGCGTGTCAAATCCTCCTGCGTATAGGGGATTTGTGTGCTTAAATCCTTGATTGCGTCCTTCATGGCCTCGTAGTTCTGCGCGTAGGTCTTGCCGTTATCCGCCACCTTGTCGCTGATCTTTCCGGTAGCATCTGCCAGACCGTCTACGTACTTGACCACATCCGCCATGTAGTTTTCAAACTTCGCCGCTTCCTTGGTGCAGCTTGCGATGGTCGCCACAGTCGCCGTCGCCAGCGTCCCCATGGCCGCAAGTCCCGCCGTTCCGATGGAGCTGATGCTGCGGGCAAAGCTGCTGATCTGGCTCTGGCTCCCGTTCAGCGCCGCCATCAGGCTTTTGTCCATCTTACCGGCGATCTTGATGCTTAACTCTAATGTTTTATTGTTCGCCATTCCTCCGCCACCTCGCTATTCAGCTCAATAAAGTCCCGGACAGGCATTTTCAGATAGAAGTCCACGCCCGTCCGTGTCACCGAGGACAGCCGGATAGCCGCTTTCCGCAGGGCCTTGGCTCCGCCCTTTATCCGAAAAAATCCGCGTCGTTCACCGCGTTTTTCAGTTTCAGCAGCTCATACAGGGGCAGCGTGGTAAAGAACTCCTCCGGGATGCCCGTTGCCATGGCGGCGATCACGCAGGAGTACAGATAGTTGGTGCTGTTCTCCGTCACCACAAAGCCCTCGCGGGCCATGCGGTTCTCCGCCTCGCTCTCATTCAGCGTGTTCAGGTCTGCCACGCCGTTCAGGTCGATGTCCCGGTACTCCTTGCCCTTGTAATGGCGCGGCTTCTCCAGATGCATCACATGGTTTTCCGTTCTGCTCTCCACGTTCAGGTGTCTGCGCACCGCACCTGCCACGCGCTTGAAAGCGCCGCGAGGCATCAGCTTGAAAAACTCAATGGGCATTCCGGTGGCCTTGACCGCCATGGCGCGGGCAAATGCCGTCGTGGTCTCGCACAGCACCGAGGCCGCCGCCTCGCCCTCGCCGAAAAGCTGCCGCTGCACGTCGATAGCGTCCTGCACAGTCAGCTTCTCCAGCCCCGTCAGGTCGATCTCTCCGTACTCCTTGCCCTCGAACCCGTAGGGCCTTGCCAGCTCCACGATGTTCTCGCTCTTTTTTGCCCCCTCGTTTGCGGTCTCTGCCGCCGTGATCTTGTCCTCTGCCATTGGTTGTCGCTCCTTTCAGCATTGTTTTTTGTGTGAAAACACGGCCCGCCCCCGTTTGCGCAGGGACAGGCCGTATTGTTTTGCGCCCGTTAGATCAGGCTGTTCACGCCCGCCAGCATATCCGTGCCGTTGACCTTGTAGATGCCGTTGAGCTTGTCAACCTCCAAGAGCTGCTGGCCGTCCACCTCGATCATCAGGTAGGTCAGCTCCAGCGTCACGGTGGCCTCCATGGCCTCGCCCTTTTCCACCTTGCCGGGGTTGAACTTCTTCACGCGCCCGATCTCCACCACGCGCAGGCCCTTGAAATTGTAGCCGCCCTGCTTGTCGTAGACCTGCTGCGAGGCTCGCAGCGTCAGGTTCACCGTGGACAGGGGAGAGAGCATATCCATGGCGGAGCTGTAGAGCGTGTTGAACTGGATTTCCTGCTCCATGCTCTCAAACTGGCCGATGGTGGGGCTGTCCAGCTCGCCGTTCACGCCCACGCCGGAAACGGTGCTGGTTTTCATGTTGACCTCCGGCAGCGTCACCGACGCGGCCACGCCGATCATCTTCGTGCCGTCCAGATAGGCGTTATACTCGTTGATCTTCTCCGGGATATAGTTGTTGGAAATCATCTTCTTTTCCCTCCCTTATCAGTTCAGCGCGGCGGAAAGAGCGTCGGGGTCGAACTCGATTATGTCCTCGATGTCCTCCGCAGGGGTGAACGGGGTGATGTACTGGTGGAACGTGATCTTGCCGTCCAGCAGATCGGCGGTGGTGTTCTCGTCCTCGTTGAACGTGATCTCATAGCGGGCGCACACACCACGGGCCACAAAGCCGTTGCCGCGCACGTTCTCGCTGTCCACGATGGCCTCGATCAGCCGCTTGTTGGCGGGGCTGTCCACTTTCTGGAAGTAGGTCAGGATAAACGTGTTGGCCGCCCACGTCAGGAAGCGGCGGACGCTGAACCAGCGGTCTTTCGGGTCGCTGATGCCGGGGTAGGCCGCCGTGTTGTTGCCCCACAGGCGGAAGCCGTTCATGTTCAGCCACGTTGCCACACCGAAGCTGTTCACGGTGTTGGCCTGCTCCTGATCAAGCACCACCTCCGTGCCATCTTCGAGGCAGGCGGCAGAAATGGAGATGGTCTTGTTGCTGGGGCTGACGTTGGGCGTGTCGTCGTTCTGCGCGTCGGTGTAGGCTGTCAGCGCCGCCGCCAGTGCGCTGCCGCTGTACACCGTGTTGCCCACCTTGGCAAAAGGCCAAACCGCGTAGGCGTTGGGGTCGCTCACCGCCTGCGCCTCCTTGGTGGTCTTAACGGCGGTGTACTTGGTCGCGCCAGTGTTGCTGCTGTCGATGTCCACAACGCACACCGCGCCAAACACGCTGTTGATGCTCTTGGTCTTAGCCTGCAATGCCGCCGCCACCGTCGCGTCCTTGCTGAAACGCGGGGCCAGCAGGATGCCGGGTGTCATGGACAGCTTCGGATAGACCTGACGCACCACCTCAAGGCCGGTCTCCTTGCCGGTGGAGCTGTCCACACCGCCCACGATGTCCGCCACTGTCACCTTGCTGGGGTCGATCTTGTTGCCGGTCACGGTCAGGCTCGTCGCTTCCTTACCCGCGCCGGTGGAAAGCACCACGATATTCAGCGTACCGTCGTCGTTCCATGTGGTGGTGTAGTCCGTGCCTGCGGTCAGCGTATTGGAGCCGCTCTTGACGGTCAGCCCCTCCAGCAGAACGCCCGTCTCCTCCAGCACCGCCACGCCGTCGTTCACCTGAACGGTTCCGCCGGTGATGGCAATCTTGTGCTTGGCAGGGTCAAGCACATTGATCAGCACCATGGGCGCGATACCCACAACGCTGAAATTTGCGCTGATGCACTCGCAGAGGGTGTAGTTGGCGAAGTCAGGCAGATAGCCCACCGCCTCCACGGCCTCCTTGTAGCTGTTCACCAGCAGCGGCACGTTGACCGCCGCCGCCGGGTCTTTGAGCATATTCACCGGGGCAGTGCCTACGATCACCTGCAAGCCCGCCGTGCCGGTGATGGGCGCGACCATGCTGGTCGCAACCTCGCTCGTGTATACGCCGTGTTTGTATGCCATAGTCTTTCTTCCTCCTTACAGTTCGGATTTGATCTTGCCGTATAGAATGGCCTCCGCCGTTCCTGCGGTCTCCAGCCGCTTTCTCGTCTCGGCAAAGCGCTCCACGTCCACCACCAGCGCCCCAGCCTCCGGGTGAATGGCGATGAACGCCTCCAGCGCCTCCGGGATGCCGCCGTGAAATACCGTGTACTGCTTGGCAACGCCGCGCACCGTTGGGCCGCAGTAAACCTGCGTCGCGCTCGTATTCTCCCGCTCCGTTGGCGTGGTCTCGGTAGCGGTCTCCGCCGCCGGGATGGTCGCCTCGCTCACAGCGGCATCCGCCGCCAGCTTATCGTTTTTCTTGCTCATACCAGCTCCTCCATTTCTGTGTCCTGTGTCATGGCCGGTGCGGTGCAGGTCAGCGAACACGCCCCGAAGTAGTACGGGTAGGTGTCGTCCTGCTGCATGGCCCACGCGATGGGTTTCAGCACGGTGAATGCCCCGCCGAAATACGGCTTGGTGCATAACCGCTGCACGATGTCCTCCTTGATGTTGGCAACATCCTGATAGCCCTCTCGCTCCTTGCCCTCGTCGTAGGCGCACACGATCAGGCTGAACTCAACCGCCTGCGGCCCGTCGTCGTTCTTGATCTCGCCTCCGGTCATGCGCACAACGATGTACGGGGCCGCCGCCGCGTCCGTGTCCACATCCGCGTCATAGTCCTCCGGCACCGGCAAATCCTGCTTGAAGATTTTCAGCTCCTTGCGGCTCTGCTGGCCGTTGTACTTCTTCCCGGCGAAAAGCTCCTCCAGCGTTTCGATCAGCGCGTCTTGGCAGAGCTGGGGAGTTCGCCCGATGCCTGCGGCCCTCACCGCATCCATATAGTTCTTCATGGCTTACTTCCTCCTCGCCGCTCGCGCCAGCACCCGTTCGGTCTGCTCCATCAGTCGGTCTTGCAGATACTCGGATACCTCCGGCTCCACCATCGGCCAGACGGTAGAGTGCATCGCCGAGGCCGACGGGCTTCCCATCGTCACCAGCTTTTCCACCTTACCATCCTTGTTTCGCCACCTTGGGTGGCCCCGCTCCGTGACCGTGTGGCTGGAACTTGAGCCGATCTGTCGCTGCACCATGCCGATGTGGCCGCTCTTGAACTGCACAAGAAAGCCCTTGCTCATGTTGGCATTGCCTGTCAGCGCCGCCATGGACGAGGCTTTCAGAACACGGGCTTTCACATACTTTGGCGCGTGGTACAAAACCTCGCGCCCGGTAAAGCGCTCCGTCGGCCTGTGCTGGAAATAACCGAGATCGTTGCGCATCTTTGCGATGTGCAGCTCTGCGCTCAAACTGGTGTTGCTGGCCTTTTTCCGTTGCACAAGGTCTTTCAGGTGCCGCCTGCCCGCCGCGTTCACGGCGTACCGCGCCTTTGCCTTTGCGATCATCAGCTTGCGGGCCTGCCGTGCCGTGGCGTTGATGGCTACCTTGGCCGCCGCCGGGGTCTTTTTCTTCAAATCGCCCAGCGCCGCCGCCACGGTGTCCAGCCCGTCCACTTCGATGGTCAGGTTCCCTGCGTCATAGGTTACTCTGCTCATTGCCGCGTCCTTTCCATGGAAATGCGGTACACGCCCGCCTCCTCCTCGCAGTTGAGGATGGTGTACGACCGCTGCCGGTTCGTCCCTTTGTCCAGAACAAGGTGCTTGCCCACTTTCGGCTTCGGCCCGTAGTCGCTCACGCGGATATACAGCACCGTGTAGGCCGTATACAGTCCCGTATCGAAGTTCTGCTTGGCTCCCGCTTCCCAGTGGGCGCTATGCTCTTTGAGCCGCTGATCGTCCACGATCACCAGCGCGTCCTTGCCGTCAACCGTATGCCAGTCTGCGTGTTCGTCCTGCTCAAAGAAAGCCGCGTCGATGTCCGCTGCGGCACAGTCCTTAAAGGTGAGCGGAGGGGCAGCCCCCTCCGCTCCGCTGTATTCCTGCTTTAGCTCGAACAGCGCCATGTCAGCACACGGTCGCCACCAGCCAGCTATCCACCTTGTCGGGGATGGGCAGCGGGTGCGCCTGCAGCTCCACCATGCGGCGGTCGGGATGATGCTCCACATAGCTGCGCAGGACGCGGCTGGTCTGGGAGGTCACCCACAGGCCGGATGCGTCCTCGATGTAGGTGCAGGCACCGTAGGCCATCATGTAGTTGGGTCTGGAGCTGATCAGGATGATCATGTTGTCCGGGATAAGGGGCTTGGTCTCCGGCGCGTCAGGGTTAGTCCAGTCGTCGTAGTAGACCTCGCCGTAAACGTACATGTCAAGGCTTGGGTCATTCAGGTGTCCGAGGTACTTCACGCCGTTGGGCAGGTCGCGGGGGGCGATCTCGCCGAGGTTCATGCGGCGGTTGTCCAGCATCTTCTGCACGTTGGCATCGGCAAAGAACTTTGCCTTGGCCGTCTTGCCCATGATGATGGTGTCCACGTTGGCAAAGCCGCCGTGCAACACCGCATCCGTCCAGTCACCGAGGTTGCCGAGGATGTCAGCCTTGCTGCCGCCCCACTTGTTGTCGCCGGTCAGGGTTTTCTTGTTGGTCAGGCCGAAGTCGATGGTCTCGTTCACGCCCTCTCCCACAATGGGAATGGTTCCGGTCACGATGGCCTGCACCGCCATCCACTCCTCGCGGCGCGTGGTCGCGTCGTTCAGCGTGGCGTACTCCTCCATGAGCTTCTGTGCGGCCCTCTGCGCAGGGGTCATGCCGCTGTACAGATCTTCGCCCGGCAGGCGGGTCATGAGCTGGTCAGCGGTGGTCACGTCGTAGGGGTTGATCAGCGGGGGCTTGTAGCTCTCGGTCTGGTAGCCGTTGGCTTTCAGCACCTTTCCGCCCACGCGGGGATGGACAAAGGCCGCCATGCGACGGTCGCCTTTCACAAGGTCGATGTCCACGCGCTCGGTAGCGAACGTCTTGACGTTGGTGAAAAAGGTGTCGCGGAAATAGGTGTGTACGGCAGGGGTCTGTCTCACCACCTCCGCCAGATAGCGGGGGGAGTAAATGTTCACTTCGTTATCCATATTCTTTCTTCCTCCTTACTTCAAGTAGATGCCGAGGTTACGCAGAGGAACCTCCACGTCCGCAGCGGTGACGTTGGCGGGCAGCACCAGCGCATCGGCGAAGAACTCGCCGGAGAGGTACACGATGCCGTCCTCGCCCGATGCGGCATCCTCTGCCAGAATACCGTACAGGCCCGTGGTGTTCACGGTGTAGGGGGCGCTGCTGCCGCTCACGCTGATGGCGGCCAGCTTGCCGTCGCTGAGAACCACGGGAGCGCCGCGCTTCAAGGCAGCGGATGCCTCCTTGACCGCCGTAACGATCTCCGCATTACCCGCGATCAGGTAATCCGGCTGGGTGGAAAAGGTCTTTTTTGCCAAATCCATACTCATGTTCTTTCTCCTCCTTTACTGCTTCTTGCCCATGGACTTGATCGCGTCCATGAACTCGTCCTGCTTGCCCGTACCGCCGCCGGTGCCGCTGTTCTTCACGCCGCCCATGCCGCTCTTGTCAGCGTCGCTCTTTGCGGCATTGAGCCACGCGCCGCCGCTCTCCTTGGCAGCTTTCATCATGGCCACAGCGTACTCGCTGGCGCTCACCGGCTTTGTGAACTTGGCCTCGTTCGTCAGCGCCTCGCTGCCGGACAGGGCCATGTCCTCGATGTCGTGGATACGCTGGCGCTCGTCGCTCGTCGCTTTGTTCGCCGCCGCCTCCTCGATTTCATTGACCAGTGCGGGATAGGCCCCGCGCAGGTCGTCCACGGTCTTGATCTCGTTTGCCATGTTCGTTACCTCCTTATGGCATTTGTTATTTACAGAGCAGGAGGCGGGAGCTGCCTTGCTGCTTTGTACAAAGTTGGGTGCCTTGTCGAAAGGCAGGTGTGTGTTGACGCTGTTGACGAACAGCAGCCCGTCCCGGTTTTCGATCACCGTTCCGTCCGCCTCGTCCGTCAACTCGTCGATAAAGCCGTTTTCCTTTGCCTGCGCCGCCGTCCACCAGCTTGTCTCGTCCATCCATCCGGCCACCTCGTCCTTATCTCTGCCTGTCTTTTTCACATACAGGCCCACGATGCTTTCCCGGATGGCGTTCATCGCCTCGATGTACTTCTGCAATTCCTCAGCGTTGTAGTAGCCGTAAGCGCCCATGCGCACCGGATGCACCATGTAGGTGCTGTCGTTGGCGGCGATCACCTTGCCGCAGTGGCAGGCAACAATGGTTGCCGCGCTGGCGCACAGGCCGTCGATCTTCGCCGTCACCGCCGCCGGGTGCTGTTCAAGCTGGTTGCCGATGGCCTGCGCCGCGAACACGTCACCGCCACCGCTGTTGATGCGCACCGTGATCTCGTCCAGCGCTCCCAGCCCGGCCAGCTCCTCCGCAAACTGCTTCGGGGTCACCTCGTCGCCCCACCAACTCGTCTGCGAAATGTCGCCGTAAAGCAGCAGCTCCACCTTGTTTCCTGCCTGATTGCAGAATTTCCAGAATTTCTTGTTTTCGGGCATTTCTGTTTTCCTCCTATTCTCCCGTCGTCTGCGCTTTTCCGATCTCGTCCACCTCGCGCTTGCGCTTGGCCTCCGTCACGCGCAGTTTGATGTTGCGGTTGTAGTCCCCGCCGGTCATTTGCGCCGTCTCCTCCTGCGCCGTGCTGAAACCGGCATCCACTCGCTTGATGGCGGCATCCACCTCCTGTACGGGGTTCAGGTTCGTCCGTGCCGGGCCGTTCCACGCGCAGGCCGTGTACGCCTTGCGCCGCGCAGGGTCGGTGAAAAAGCCCGGCGCGTGGATACGCCCACGGGCGACCGCCTCGGCAAACCACTCCTCATAGACCGGCTGGCAAAAATCGTCCGTGAACCAGTCCCGCTGCATACTACAGGTGCGCCAGAACTCGTTGAGTGCGCCGCGAGCCGCCGAATAGCTGGTGGTGAACTGCTTCATCATCACCTCCGGCGGTATCTCCAGCCCCGCGCCGATCAGGCGGATGGTTGCGTTCGTGAAGTCGTCGTACCCGGTGTTTGGGTGCTTCGGGTCTGCAAACTGCACCTCTTCGCCGGGGTTCAGGTCAATGATGGCCCCCGGCCCCAGCTCGATGCTGCTCTGGTCGGCGCTGTCGATCAGCTCCTCCGCCGGTATCATTTCTCCAAACGGTCTGCCGTCCGACGGGTTTTGTGACTTCACAAACACCGTGAACATGGCGCTGATCACCGCCGCCGTGATCTCCGCGTCCGTGTAGCGCCCAAGCTGTTTCATACTCTCCAGCACGGGGGCCAGCAGGGGAACGCCCCGTCGCTGGCCGATGCGTTCGCGGCTCATGATGTGCAGCACGTTCCGCCGCCCGGTTGTATCGCCGTAGGCTTCCACTCTTTGCCACGTCAGCCCCGCCGCGTCCACGGCGCTGTTGCTGCCCAGCGGATGCTGGTTGCATATCCAGTAGGCTGTCACCATACCGCCCGCGTCTGTCTCCACGCCCTGTACGATGCTCTGCACCTCGTAGCCCTGCACGGTACATGGCATCAGCCGGTCAAAACCGTCCGGGCTGCATACCCGGTCTGCCTCGATCAGCCGTACACGCAGGTCATACGGCACTCCCGCCTGATGCTTCATTGGCAGCAGGGCAATGGCGTCGCCGTTCATCAGGTAACTCAAAAAGGCGAGCTGCTGGAGCTGATAGAAGTTGTCCATTCGCTCTGCGTCGCATACCGGCGTGTCCGCCCACAGGGCGAACTCCCGCACAATCTGTGCTTGCAGCTTCTCCGCCGCCGCCTCGTCCAGTCCCAGATAGTCGCTGTCGAGCTGCGGCGCAGGCATCAATCCGCCTGCTACAACGTTTGTCCGCATGGTTTTCAGCGCCGCCGTTGCCGTTGGGATGCCCATGTAAGCGTCTCGGCTCCGCTGCCGCAGAATGTCGATGTTGTCCTCGATGTCCTCCTTGGCGCTGCCGCCGTGGTACATCCAGCCTCTCATGCTCTTTTTCGTCAGGTTGGCTCCGTAGTTGCCGTACCCGCTGTTGATCACGCTCAGTGCGGCCCTCGCCGCCGCCCGCTTCGCCGCGTGGACGGGAGCCACGGTCATGATTGCCCGGTCAAGGATGTTCGGTTTCATCATGCGCTCCCTCCTCATACGTCGCGGGCCACGGCACGATAGGCGCGGTTTCGTCCGCCGTGCTTATCCTCTGCCTCTGCCTCGGCCAGCTTTCCGGCCCAGTATTCCATTTCCTCGCGCACCCGCTTCAAGTCAGCTCGCGTCAGCATACGGCTGCCGATCTGATAGCTCTGGCCGGTGGCGATGGCCTCCTCCGCCGCCAGCCATGTGTTCAGTTTCTTTTGACACATTTCTTTCGTAAAGATTGCCAATTAAATCCCTCCCCGCCTCCGGCGGCCCGCCGGACGTTTTCTGATAGGTTTTGCGATCTCGCCCTCCTGCAAAATGGGGTTAGCGATCTCCAGCGCCGCCGTAGCGTAGTTGCGCAGGTCAAGCGGCTCGTTGCGCTTGTGCTTGCTGTCTTTCAGCTCCCACGCCACAACGCTTCTTCCCTTGCGCCAGCGCACCACCATTTTCTCGGCTGTCAGGCCGATAAAATACTGCTCGTCATAGCCCGCTTCCTCATTGAGTGGGAAGTGGCAATAGTTCGGCCCCTTGGTCTCGTGCCGCAGTCGTTGATACAGCAGGGCCTTTCCCGCGTCCACGCCGATGATGAACAGCGGCGTTTTCACGCGGTTGTTAGTGGTGGGGTTTCGGATATACGGCACATCCGCGCCGCCCTTGCCTTTGATCGACCATATCTTTCGCTCCCACCGTTCCGCCGTGAAGCGGTATACCTGATCTGTGTGGTGGCCGCCGGTGTCGATGCAGGCGCTCATGATGTGCAGCACCGTCCCGTCTTTTTTCTTGAAGCCGCCCAGCAGAAAATTGTCGAGGTCTTGCCATACCTGCTCTTTCAGCATATCGCCGTATATCTTCTGGTAGCGGATGCCCCAGCTCTCCTTGCCGATGCCCCAACCGACCACCTCTACCTCGAAGCGGTCATCCTGCACGTCCACACCGGCTGTCAGAACCAGCACTCCCTCCGGCACATCCGCATCGTACAGCTCCCGCCGGTTCAGCAGCGCGGCATCCTCCACCTGCTCGCCCTGCTCCTCCCACGTTTCGCCCAGCTCCGTGTTCACCCAGACTTTCATGCCCTCCGGGTTTCCCTGATCAAGCTGCTCCTTTGCCACAAGGAATTTCTGCACGATCTCTTTCCATGAGCAGAACGTGGAGGCCAGCGTATTCAGGTGAAAGCCCCGCGCCTCCGCGCCGGGGTTCTCCGGCACAAAGCGACCGCGCTTGCTTGCCTGCTTCCACTTGTATTCTCCGTTCACTACACCGCAGCGCTCGCACTTATACAGCACCTCGCCCTGCGGGTCGTCCTTGTCAAATACCACGTTGGCCCACACGAGGGGTTGATACTCCCCGCACTCCGGGCATGGCACGTTCCATTCCTCCCGCGTGGACTGGTTGAACTCCGTTTCGATGCGGCTCTGGCCCTTAATGACCGGCGTGGAGACGATCACCGTCTTTTTGTCCCAAAAGGTCGTCTGTCGCTTCTGGGCCAAGGATAGCGGGTCGCCCTCCGTTCCGGCGCTGGCCGGATAGCGGTCAACCTCGTCCGCCAGCAACACCTTGATGGGACGGCTGGCAAGGCCCGTTGCGCTGTTCGCGCCCACGATGGTGATGTGGCCACCGGGGAAATTCTTCTTCATGATGGTGTTGCCGGAATAGCGGCTTTTCACGTCGATCTTGTCCCGCAGCTCCGGCGTGTCCCGTATCATGGGCGCGAGCCTGTCTTTGGAAAAGGTCTGTCCCATGTCCAGCGTCGGTTGCATCACGAGGATGGGAGCCGGGGCGTAGTCCATGTAGTAGCCCAGCGGATTGAGGATGAAAGCGTCGGTCTTGCCGATCTGCGCCGCGCTCATGATCACCACCTTGCGGATGTGCGGGTCGCCGATTGCGTCCATGATCTCCCGCTGGTATGGTGCCTTGTCCGTGTGCCAGCGCCCCGGCTCCGCGCTGCTCTCCGCCGACAGCACCCGGTATCGGTCTGCCCACTCCGAAAGCGTCAAAGCTGGGGGCGGTTTCAGCACCGCCGCGCACCGTGCCAACAGCTCCAGCGTCGGCTTTGGCAGATCAATGATCTTTCGCTTTTTCATCGCTCTGCTTCCCCTGCGGCCAGTAGCGCTCATATTCTTTTCTCATGCAGCGAGGGAACATACATAGCACCTTGTCCTCGCTGGTCTGCGCCCGCCACACGCACCCGCTACACGGGTGTTTCTTTTTCTGTTTCTCCATCGTCCTCACCGTCCTCCGCCGCAAAAGCCACCCGGTAATCGCTCATTTCCTCTAGAATTTCCTCGATGACCCCTTTCAGCTCGTCGAAGATACCCGTCTGATCTCCGCCCATGGTGGACAGGGTGGGAGAGAGCTTGGCGGGCAGCGACAGAAAGCGGCTGCGGATGTTCAGAAACATGGACTGGATGCCCCGCTCAATGTCCGCCGTGCGGTGTACCTCGCCCCGCCGCAGGTCGTTTTCCATTTCCGCCGCCTCACGCTTTGCCCGTGTCAGCATCATGCGCTCGTTTGTCAGCGTTTCCTTGCCCGCGCCGCCGATGTATGTGATGTACCGTGCCACTGTCGGCTGTAACTCGTAAAGCCCCGGTCGGGCCTCCACGATCACGCCCTCGTCCCGAAGCTGGCGCACCCGCCGCTCCGTCAGGCAGAGCCATTGCGCCACCACCTTGCTTGTGTACAGCTTCATGGGCTTCATTCGTTTCGTGCGATGCTGGCGTTTGCCCACATCACCGCTTCTTCCAACTTCGTATTGGCGAGGCTCTTTTCTCTGCTGTCTGGGCAGCGTTCCTCGATCAGCTCTGCCAGCTCCCGCGCCTTTGCACGGATGCTCTCGTACCGCTCCGACTGGTCTCCTTTCGGGGCGTGATAGGTGTAAATATTGTCCAGCTTTTTCATGCCATGTCCTCCTCGTCGATTTCCTCGCCGCCGTCTATGTCAGGCACGTCCACCGTTCCGGTGGCTCTCATGCGCAGCAGCTCCAGCTTCTCCCGCTCCAGCGTTATGCGCTTTTCGCTCTCCTCCAGCGCCCGCAGGCTGTCCGCGATCTTGGCGATGCGGCCCTGCACCTTGTATAGCGCCTCCTGCAATTTCAGCACACGGCTGAACGCGCTGTCCTTGCTGTACATTCCCATGCTCTGTAAGGCACCGTCCTGCTTGTCCTTGCCGCGTCCGCCCGGCACTCTCATGTCCATCAGGCTGTTGATGTACAGGCTGTCCTCCGGGGCTTTCTCATACTCCGCGATTTTAGCAAGTATCTTATGCTCCCGGAATTTCAGGATTTGCATTTCATGCTCCAGCGCTGCGCGGCTTCCTAGCGGTGTTCGCTGTACGATCTCCCGCTCCGCGTCCGAGAGCATATCAAAAAAGACGGTGCTGTACGCTCCGTCCCTTTCTGCGTTCTTATTTCCCGCCGGTGCGCCCGCATGGCTTCCGGCGGCGTTTTTCTTTCCTGCGCTGTTGCGGTTTCCCGGTTGACCGCCCCGCCGCTTCTTTGGCAGAGCTTCATCCCACTTGTCCGCTGCTTTCCAATTCCGCAGGGTTTGATAGCTCACACCCTGCTCCTGCGCCAGCTCCCGCAGGCTTACTTCCTCGCCCGCCGCCTTGCGGGCGATGTATGCAGCCTTGGCGGTGTCGCGTGACTTGCTCCGCTTCGGCATTTCACACCTCCAAATAGCTGTGCGCCCCGCTCGGCCTACGGAAATACCCCGCGTAGGAACGCAGGGCTTCGACCGGCGCAGGACGCACCAATGGCAAAGCCCGCAGCGTTTCCGCCACGGGCTTTATTCCACGCTATGATATTATCACGAAAAACCTGCGGAAGTTGCTAATCCCGAAAATTTTTTTAAATAAGATTTTTACTTTCCAGATAAGCAACCGCACTTTTGTATGCGGCAGCGTTTCGATGCAGCGGTTTCCAGCCAAATTCCTGAATGTTCAGTATGTATGACAGTTCTTTTTCCGTCGGTTGAAAATCCGAAAATGCTGTTCCGCCAAACTTGATCGGTATATTTCCGAACTCGCAGTTTTTTTCCTTGCAATATACCGCGTAGCAAAACGCAGCAGCTCGTTTTTCCTTTGGAAACGCGGCCCAAATGCATGACTTCACAGACGATGGAGACTGAAAATGAGAAACCTTCACTCTGCACTTCGTCGCCAAATCAATCAGGAAGTTCGGACATACATCGTCGTCCTCGTCCTCAAATCTTGTCAGCAGCGCGGACACATCCGATGCGTTGATGAAATACGGAATGGGTATTTCTGCCCCGTGCAGGTATTGGTACTGCCTGTAAGTAGGGCATATATCTATAGTCTCTATATCCGCATACGGCGGCATTGCTCCCATTTCCGCAGCCGCTTTTTCCGCATCGTCCTTATTCGATGCGTTTACATAGACCTCTTTCTTTCGGTTTGTCTGTTTTCCTGTCTTTTTACTTACTCCGTACTCTCTCCCTACTACGCGGTATGTCAGCAGATTTGTGTAGCCCAAACCGTTCGGACTTCCGCTGTAATACTTCCAATATAGCGGTACAAACCTGCCGTCGCTGTTCGTTCCTTTGTGCTGTTCGCGTGGTGGGACTACTTCACGATTTTTGTAATGTCCGTTTTTGAGCAAGAGAAAAATAATGTGTTTGCATGGCTTATGGTTCTTTTGATAGTCCTCGCACTCACATTGTCTCTCCGTAACGTTATAGGTCTTTCCGCTCGTGCAGCTTTTAATCTTCGCAGCCGTGTGTGCCTCGTTGGAATACTCCAAAACTTCCATCGGTTCCGTTCTGGCCCGCATTAACCGAAACTCAAAATCTCGGTCATATCTTCTGAGGTCTATTTCAGATGGTTTATATGGTTTGTACTTTTGATTTCCCCTGTTGGCATTATTCCATCCGTCTAAAAATCCCATTGCTATTTTTTGCAATACTCCCATGAAACGCATCCCTTCTCTGTGTATCATCCCTTGCTGCTGCGTCCTACTTTCTTTGCAGTATCGCCTCAGCTTAAAACTTTTCTCTTAATCATCTTTTTTATAAATATATCGTAGGGCGGTGGTATCGTCAATATGCAAAAGATGATTATAGACAGGTGGTGATCTAGTGCGTCTCTATACCCTCGACGGCGAAAACTGTAACATATCCGGTGACCGAATACGGCAGTGGCGTTTGAGTGCTGGCATCACGCAGGAGGAACTTGCAATTAGAATGCAACTCAACGGATTGCAGATGGGTCAAATGGCTATCAGCAGGATTGAAACTGGCAAGCGTCTTGTCGCTGACTTTGAATTGAAAATTTTCGCCCGTGTTCTTGGTGTTACTCTTGAATGGTTGATAGGCGATGTAAAAGAATAGCGGGGCTGCTCACTGATGGCTGGCGGCTCTGCCTTTACATTTTCCGCTGTGGCAAATTGCCACAGCGGTTTTCTTTTTCCCTTCGGTCTCTAATTTCTTCTCCCGTCGCATTTTCGACCCCGCCAACTTTTCCCGCCTCGGCTCCCCGGAAACGATTTTTTGACCCCTTACCTAAAAAAATTTTGGGCTTCCGAACCCGCAAAGGACGACCGCCGCGCCGCCAGTACCTCGCGCGGGCGCGTTTAGAATTTCGCGCGGGTCTGCGCGTCGTGGTATCTTCGCTGGCGCGGGCGTTTGGTATCTCCTGCGGCCTGCTGGTCTGTTGGTCTGGTGGATGGCTGGCCGCCCTGTCGGCGGATGGCTCGCGCTATGCTGCGCCTGCGGGCCTGCGCGGCATGGTATCTCTGCGCGGGCCTGCGCGTTTGGTATCTCCTGCGCCTGCCCGGCTGGCGGCGCTGGCGGATGGCTGGCCGCCCTGCCGACTGCAGGAGCTGGCCGCCGTCCTGCCGACCGTCTGCCCGCCGTGCCGACACGCCGCCCCCATCGGAGCCGCCCGACCCGACCGCCTGCCGTCGGTCTGCCGATCTGCCGCCGCGACCGCCTGCCGCGCCGGTCTGCCGATCCGCCGCCGGGCAGGCCGGAGCCGCCGCCGAGGGTATTTACCGCGCCCGGTATCGTCCCCGGATAAGCTAAGCTAATATGCCCCCTATAGTCCCCCAACCACAGCGATTTGCACAGAAAACGCCACGGAATTTTGTGCAAAAAAACTTCCCCACGTCCCCCCTAAAGGGGGACTGGGGAACGAAAACAGCCCTATTGACGGCGCAAAAATCCGCCGCTATCATGCAGGGCAAGCGGACGGCCACAGCGACCGCCGCCCAGCGAACCGCCGACCACGGCGACCAGAAAGGGGAGGTGAACATGACCACGCCGAACACAGGCGAATTGCTTGTACAGCAAGCGCAGGAGGCCGAACGGCTCCGGCTCTTGATACTCGCTGACGAGTGCAAGACCATCGAGGAGTTCCGCGAAAAGCTCCGCGAGCGGCTGAACAAGTAAAACGCCGGGCCACCCCAGCAAGGCACGGCCCGGCGTTCTTCCCCCGGCACGGGCGGCGAGTTCGCCGCCGCCCGGCCACGGCTAAATCATAGCACACCCGCCCGCAGAACGCAAGCCCAGCAGGGCAGGCCGAAAAAATTTCCCCCTATGGGGGAACACCCCAGCCCCGAAAAAAATTCAAAAAAACGCTTGACAAAATACACGGTGCCGTGTTACATTCGAGCCACAGCAAACAACACGACACCGTGTACAGGCCGCCAAGGCCGGAAAGGAAAAACGCCATGACTAACAACGAGATCATTTTTGAGAACGTCCGCGCCAGCTTCACCCCCGCCCAGCTCGCCGAGCTGGTGCAAGCCACCTACACCGCCGAGCAGATCGCCGCCCGCCGCTCCAACGTCACGATCACCGTTGACGAGGGCAGCGCCGCCACCGCCGAGGACATCTTCACCGCCATGCTGGCCGCCGATCAGTTCCACACGTTCGCCGAGTGGAAGCGCATGGGCTACAGCGTGAAAAAGGGTGCAAAGTCCGCCATCACCTGCCAGCTCTGGAAGTACACCGACAAGCCCGGCAAGGCCGCCCGCGAGGCCGCCGAGGCCGCCGGAAAAGATGCGCCGGAGACCGACCCGCATTTCTACATGGCAAAGGCCCATTTGTTCCACGCCTTGCAGGTGGAGAAGTCCAAGCGTTGACCCAGCGCAAGCGGACACTTTCGCAGGGCTGCACCGGCCAAAGCAACCCCGCCCCAGCCGAAAGGCCACAACACAAAACGGAGGTACAAAACCATGACAGAATACACCTACACTTTCGACCAGCTCCGCGAAGTCACCGAAGAGCAGATTTACGCCCTGTTTATGAATTACGCATGGGCAGAGAAGCACGGCGGCGTGAAGCCGTCCAACTACTACACCGCCGATCATGGCACCATCAAGGCCAGCAGCCCGCAGGCCGCTTGCGAGCAGCTTTTCCGCATCTATAACATCGACCACCCCGCCGACTACATCGGGCGCAGCATGAGCGTTTCCGACATCGTGAACCTGTGGGACAACAGCACCGAACCCGCCGTGAAAACATCGTGGTTCTGTGATAGCGTCGGTTTCGTCCAGATCGACGACAGCGGAAAGGCGGTGCAGAAATGAGTGCCATTCCCGCAGGCTCCGCCCCCACAAGATATACGCTCAACCACGATGGAACGCTGGAAAAATGGTACTTGGAACACGACTGCGGCGAGATCGTCTATCTCCGCAAGACTTCGCGCCCCAAGTGGAACTGTTGCATGAAAGAGTTTCCCGCCGCCGAGGTATTCCCCGACTACAAAACCGCCCGTGCGGCGCTTAAAGCCCGCGCCTCCACCAAAATTGCCCCGTAGACTTTTACACGCCCGCGTGTTATAATGCGACAAAACAAAACCGAACAGGGAGGCAGACCATGAACGAAGTCCCCGAAGTGTTCCCTGCATACCGTCTCGTCGCTGAATTTGCCGACGGCCAGCGCCTCACCTTTGACGGCCTCACCGAGCAGCAGGCACAAGACCGCATGGAGGCGGCACAGGCCCGTCACGGCGATATATGCTGGTACGACGGTGTGACCGATCAGCACTACGAAAACGGAAAATATTACAAGCTCACCCCGCAGCCGCCGGAGATCATCGTGATCGACCTGACAGACTGCCCGGACGAGCCGGAAAAGGAGGATTGACCATGCCCATACCTGAAAGCAAGCGCCGCAACAACGATATTTACAACGCCAAATGCGACCGCATCAGCGCCCGTCCCATTAAGCCCATCGGCAACGCCATCCGCGCCGCCGCCAAGGCCGCCGGGCAAAGCGTACAGGCGTATGTGCTGCAAGCCTGCGAAGAACGCATGAAGCGCGAGGGACGCCCGCTGGAGCTTGACAGCCCCGCCGACGAATAACGCAAATCCGACTTGCTATCGTGCAGAACGAAACCCCGGCAGACCGTACCAAAACGGCCCGCCGGGGCTTTTTTATCTTCTCTTGCTGCTGTACAGGTATCTGCACCGCCGCCGGAGCGCTTTTCGCCTCGCTTTCCGCGCAAAAAGCCGCCTCACGCCCTCCACCAGTTTTTCCACAAAATCCATGGTCTTTTCCTCCCATTCGCAAATTGTTTTTCCAGCGCCGCCCCGACGATCACGGAAACCCTTTCGCGCCACACGCGAAGTCTTGAAAAACTTGTTCCTATAAGGCCGGTTTTCCTGTTCCGCCGCCGTGGTGTTCCGGCGCAAGATCAGGCGGCAAAGCAGCCCTTACTCAGCCCCGCCGGACAGGCCAAAATTTTTTGCCGCATATTATGTACGCGCGCGCGACGCGCGACGGGCCAGCGCATCCGCTTCCGGCAGTTCATCCAACACCTCTCCCAGCCGCTCCATGGCTCTTGTGTGCCAGTCGCGAGCCGTGCTGTCCGCCGTCCCCATCCTCGCGCTGATCTTCGCCCAACTGTACCCACGCACATAGCGCATCACAATGACCTCTTTGTACTTACCGTTCAGCGCGTCCAGACAGGCGCGAATACAGGCTTCATCCCCGGACAAAACCCGCTCCGCCTCCGCGATCTCCGCCAGCCGCTCGCTCACGCCGTTTTCCAGCGCCCGCAGCCCGCTTTCCTCTGTCGGCTTTCCCGGCGACGAACCGCGCGGCATCCCGTCACACGCCAGCCCCCGCAGTCCGTAATAATTGCCCTCTAATTCCGCCCGCTCCTGCCGCAGCAGGCGCAGCATCCCCGGAATTGCCTTGTAGTACAGGGCTATGTGCTTCACGCTGCCATACCGCATCCGTCGCCTCCTGTTCTTGGCTCTGCGCCAAATCTCCTTGCCTGTTGTGTCAATCCAACATTTTCCCGAAGATTGGCTCTTTCGCGTCGCTCTCGTCCACATCCACCGGCTCGCCGAGAATGTCCGTCATACGCCGGGCCAGCATATTGTAGCCGAACCAGTCCCCGCCCTCGGCCCACTCGTTGAACTGCCGGAATACGTCCTCCGTGGCGCGGACGGTCTCATTCAGCCGCTCCACGCCAAAGCCGAGGGCCTGACGCGCCCCCAGCGCATAGCATTTCACTACGATCTCCGCCGCTTCCCGCCGTTCGCCCAGCAAGGCCCAATCCCGGTTGCTTTTCGGTGCTTTTGACGCGGGCAGCACAAAATGCTCTGTCAGCAGGCCCTCCAGCTCCTCGTTCAGCTTCTTTTTCGCCCGCTCCATGCCCACGCCGCGCTTGTTGACGGCAAACCGCTCCAACGCGCCGTTTGCGGCGGTGATCACGCGGTCAAGCCGGTCTTTCCCGATGCCGTAGCGGTCATGCAGCGCAACCATGAAGCACAAAGAGATCACATGGCCCGCCGCCTCCCGGTTTTTCTCCACCCGCTCGCTCTCCGGCGCTTTCCCCCGCAGATAGCGCGTCTGCGCCTGACGGGCCGCGTTGGTGCCAAAATGCGCCGGGATATGCTTATTTCTCCTCATGCACCGCCTCCAGTTTCCCGCAGAACCGCCCGCACATGGGGCAGAACTCCGCGCACAGCACATTCAGCCCGCCGCCCCGCGCCGTGCTGTCCATCACAAGGCGGGGCCTGCCGTCCTCGCCGTATTCCAGCCAGAACGCCGTGCCGTCCACGGTTTCCAGCTTCTGGTGCCGCTGGCACAGGCCGCACACGGGCATTTCCTCCCGCTTCTGCTCCCTGTCCTCGAACCACGCCAGCTTTGCAAGGGCCACCTCGTAGCCCCTGCTGGAATACACGCGCCCGTCTTTGTCGTAGTGCGTCAGCCGTTTTTCCCACATGATGATACCTCCTCCGCCAGCTCCCGCCAGCGTTTGATTTCTTCCTTGTCCTCCGCCGTGATGATCTCCGTGAATTTCCAGCCCGCCGGACGGGCGATCAGCTCCAGAAACACCCGCCGCCGCACAGGATAATCCCGCTGCATCCGCCGGACAAACTTGCTCTTGACCTCCACGATCTCCACCGTGCCGTCGGCATAGGTCAGTCGGAAATCCGCCGTGTACTGAACACTCCGCAGCTTCACGCCGTTGTATTCCCCCGCCGGGAACAACAGAAAGCACGGGTGCGCTTCCCACTTCACGATCTCCCCGCGTCCGACCTTTGGCGCGACGGTGCCAACGTAGTATTCATACTCGCCCCGGCTGTCAAATTTCAGCCCGGACATGGCAGCGGCACGGGCCGCCGCCGTCACGGTGTTGCCCCGCTTTTTCCCGCGCCCGACAAGCTGTGCCTCTGCCTGCGCCCGGTAACGCGGCGGCAGATCGGATAGCTCCAGCCGGTACGCCATTCACAGCACCTCTTCGTTCTTTTCTCTCTGCGTCGCTATCATGTCCGCGTAATGCAGCTCCAGCACAAGCGGCGTTCTTTCCATGGCGGCATTCAGCGCACGGCTCCCTCCACGGAAAGCATCGTCATACGCGCCCATGTGCCAGCGGATGGCAATGGCCTCGTCGTCCGTCAGCTCCATGTGCTTCATCACGAGATAGACAGACTTTTCACCGTGTCCCATGGGTATCTGATCTTTCACGGTATAGTCAGGATATTCCCCGGCATAGTAGTTCGCCTTGCACACGTCATGCAACAGCGCCACGATGGCCTGTGTCTGCGGCGAATACAGACCGCGCAGATTGAAATTCCCCAGCAGGGCATAATACACATTCAGGCTGTGCTTCACCAGCCCGCCGGGATAGGCCCCGTGAAACCGTGTGCTGGCCGGAGCCGTGAAGAAATCCGTGCTTTTCAGCCACTCCAGCAGCTTGTCCGCGCCCGGCCTCGTCACCTGTGACAGAAAAATTTGCTCGAAGCGTTCGGCATCGTTCATTTTCATTTCCTCCTGTTCGCTCTGCGGCTTTTCTTTTTCTGCCGTGTGGCAGCTCTTTTCTTCTTCACAACGTATTTTCCCGCTTTGTCCTTTCCGCGCCTGTGAACGCGGCCCTCTCCGGTGATGCGCGACGGCTCGGCGATTGGCACCCCGGCGATTAGCCGCATTTCACGCAGCGACATGAACTGGTAGTCATTTTGTAGCATTTCTTTCCCTCCTTGGTCGATATATATTTCCTCGCCCGTGCCAGCACTCGGCGCGGCGCAGGATCACAACGGTATGCCGCTGCCCGGCGTTACTCACCTTGGTTTCCACGCGGTTGAGCGTGTAGCCGGGGTATTTCTGTTCCCAGAACGCAGCGTCGTCTATGTACACGGTGCTGGCCTCCTCCAGCTTTTTGCGGCTCCACTTGGTATCGTTTGGCGGCGGTGTCTTGGGCTTTTCCAGTCCACGGCTCTGCCGCCAGCTTCGGGCGCACCGTTTGTTCTTGTTGATATATTTTACAAGGCCCTCCACGCTTCCGTGGTCAACGGTGAGATATTCCCCTCGTGTTAGGCCAATGCTGTTTCCGTTCTTATCGCTCCACAGCTCCTCCAGCACGTCACGGGTCAGTCCCTCTGTGTGCTGGATGATCGCGTGGTGATGATGGCGGCCACAGATCGTCCCGTCTGCCATCACCGTTGTGTACTCCGTGGCGGCTACCCACTTCGGGCGCTCCACGCCGTTCTTATCGCACCAGCGATACACCCGCTTGATGTAATTCGTCCAGTCCATATCCGCCCGCTTTGTGTCTCCCGGCGCTGGCAGATGATCGTCGTCATAGGTTCCCGTCCACGAGAAGTCGCCCTTTCCGAAGTTGGCGTTTACAAGCTGCACATGGTATCTCTTGGAGCGGTTGTCGTTGTAGGTCTGCTGGGCGAGGGTACAGGCTTCTTTCTTCTTTGCTCTCCGGCTCGCCTTGTGCTGCTTCGGTGTCACGGGGTACAGATCAACCTCCATGTACCCCGCCGTGGCGTAGTCCTTGCCGCAGATATGCTTTTGTTCCCGATAATACAGGCTCATGCGGCCACGCCTCCCTTGTTTTTGCGTGTATGCACCGTCACCGGCTTGCATACGGGCCATTTCAACAGTCGTATGCCGTCAGGCACACCCCTGTTTCATGGCTTGTCCCTTAACTTACCGCTGGTATACCAGCCCATTGCGGCCCCTCGGCCGCAACAGAAATTCTCTCCGGCACCGCCGGAAACAGGTCTCGCTTCAACCGGCAAGGCCGCGCCGCTCTCACGGCGCGACCGCCTCCGGTC